ATTACTTTTCCTAACGGAGCACACGATGACCAAGTAGATGCTATGACAATGGCTATTCACTACATGAAGGAATCATGGAACCTACTACATCCTGATGATCCTGAATGGGAGGATGCCCCTTCTACGAAAAAAAGAGTTGCGTACTGGAACTTTTAAGTGTATACTATTTAGTGTAGAGTGGAGGAACTTATATGGCAATAGAAAAAAATCCTTATGACCTAAATCAATCTAATGTTGTACCTATGAATATAGAAGCAACAGAAGAAAGTTCTACTTCATTTGAAGTAGACGATGACGGTGGTGTTATCGTAGATTTTGGATCAGAGGAATCTATATCCGAAGAAGAAGAAGTTATCGGTCTAGGTGAATGGTATGACGATCTATCTAAAGAGATAGATGAAGATGAACTAGACGATATCGCTAATCAAGTTTATGATAATTATCAAAGTGACAAAGACTCCCGTGGTGAATGGGAAGATATGTTTGAACGTGGCTTTGATCTACTTGGTTTAAAACTTCAAGATGCAACAGAACCATTTGAAGGTGCGTGTACAGCCGTGCATCCCCTATTAATTGAATCCGCTGTAAAATTCCAGTCCAAGGCGTCACAGGAATTATTCCCTGCTGGTGGACCTGTTAAGACACAGATCATAGGTAAGCAAACTCCTGATAAGGAGATGCAAGCTAATCGTGTCAAGGACTTTATGAATTATCAATTAACAGAGCAGATGTCTGAATACTTCGATGAGTTTGAACGGATGTTGTTCCATCTGCCCCTCATAGGATCAGCTTTCAAAAAAATATATTATGATGCAAATCTTAAACGTCCTGTATCAGAGTTTGTACCTATTGATCAGTTTTACGTGTCTTACTATGCTAGTGATCTTCGTAGGGCTGATAGGTATACTCATGTCATCTACCGTAGTCCTAATGATCTTAAAAGGGACATCTCTGCTGGTATCTATGCTGAAATAGAATTACCACAAGCAGGTCAACCAGAGCAGAGTGCTATGGGAGAGAAGATGAATACTATTCTAGGATTCTCTCCTTCTAGTGATAATGATCCACAATATACTCTTTTAGAACAACATTGTTATCTTGATCTACCTGCACCATACGATGACCCTGATGGTGTAGCACTTCCGTATATTGTAACTATAGAAGAAAGGTCTAAAAAAGTTTTAAGTATTCGTAGAAACTATAACCAAGACGATCCCAATAGAGAGAAGAAATTACACTTCACACATTATAGATTCGTACCAGGGTTCGGTTTCTATGGATTTGGCCTAATGCATTTCTTAGGTAATCTTACTATGACTGCTACGGCAGCTATGAGAGCCTTAGTAGATGCGGGCCAATTTGCGAACTTACCAGGAGGTTTTAAAGCAAAGGGTGTACGGGTGGTTGGTGACAACGATCCTATTGCTCCTGGTGAATTTAAGGAAGTGGAGTCAACTGGTATTGATCTCTCAAAGGCTATTGTTCCCTTGCCATACAAGGAGCCTTCCTCTACTCTCTACCAGATGCTTCAGTTTGTATCAGCAGCAGGACAGAAGTTTGCCGATAGTTCAGAACAGATCATTTCGGATAATTCTTCTTATGGTCCCGTTGGAACGACAATGGCTCTACTAGAAGCCTCAAGCAAGTTCTTTAGTGCAGTCCACAAGAGACTTCACAAATCTCAGAAAGATGAGTTTAGATTGTTAGCTGCTATTGATTATGAGTATCTACCTTCTAAATATCCATATGAGATTCCTAATGCTAATCAGCATATTTTTAGGAGAGACTTTGATGGTCGTGTAGATGTCCTACCTGTCAGTGATCCAAACATTCCTTCAAATGCACATAGGATGATGATGGCTCAAATGGCATTACAACTTGCCCAGAACTCGCCTCCTGGTATGTTCAACTTAGAAGCACTTAATAGAACCATTCTTAATTCGGCTAATATGCCTAACATTGAGGAGATACTTCCACCTAAACAAGAACCACAGAAACTTGATCCTGTATCAGATATCATGGCTGCAACTAAAGGATTGCCTATTGCTGCATTTCCAGGCCAAGACCATGATGCTCATATACAAGTAAAGATGGCCTATCTTCAAGACCCTGCTAATGGGGCTAATCCTATTATGGAACGTATTGCTCCTGTCATACAGGCTAATATACAGGAACACTCTGTAATGAAGTATCAAGAACAGATGAGTGGTATGACTCAACAGTTAGCACAAGGAGCACAAGACCCTGCTGTTATTGAACAGGCTATGGCCCAGGCTGCTCAACAAGTTATGCAAGCTAATCAAATGGCTGCACAGGGAATGGGTCAGTCTATTGAACAACAAACTATCCAACTTCAACAGGGTCAGCTTATGTTAGAGAAAGAAAAACTGAGTGCTGACACCATGAAAGATAGTGCAGAAATGGCTCTAAAGAATAGAGAACTAAATCTCAAGGAAGACCAACTTAAAGTTCAGGCTTATAAAGATGGAGCTTCAGCTATTATGAAATCAGAAGAGAAAGAGAAAGATCGTACTGCTAAAGAAAGTATGCAAGCAGTTGAACTTATGGCTAAGATGAATGAACAAGAAATGATTGATGATACTAAACGTGATCTAAAATTAGCTGATATTAAAGCTGATATGGCTAAAGAAGAAGGTCGTACTAGCCGTGATATTGAACTATCTAATATTCAAACCCACAGAGATGAAAGACTAGAAGGAGAGGAGTAAGACTATGAGTAAATTTATGAATCAAGGAAGTATTGGTAACAATGACTCCAGCCAATCGGTAGGTGACTGGGATGATGTTGATTACTCTAGCTGGAGTATACGGGCTAAGAAAGGTATTACGGAAGAGTTCCCTCCCGATACCTATAAAGTTCCTAACCCTAAACGCAGCACCCGTGAAACTAAAGGTCCAAGTTTGTCTTAGGAGATATCAATGATTGTAAAATATCATACGTGTAAAGACTGGGTAGATAATAAAATTAAAAAAATATCCTGTCAATGTGGACTATCATGTAAGGGGATACGGATTGCAGCTATAGCAATTATTATTGCTATTATTGCAATAGTTATCTAATATGGATATATGGGATGATGTTATCCAATCTTACAATAAAGAAATAGAAGGACTAAAAAATTCTTTAGCATCTGGAAGTATGGAAGACTATGCACACTATAGACAACTTGTAGGTTCTATCAGTGGTATAGAATGGTCACGACAACAATTAACTGAGATCATTAAACGTAGACAACATCTAGATGAAGAGGATTTTTAAATGAGACAACCAGCATTAAGTAATGCTATTAAGAATGACGAATGGATTGATGTCATAGATGAAGCAGTAGCTTTGGATGAACTCCCTCAAATTCCAGGGTTCCATATCTTGGTACGTCCTTTTTCAGTAAAGGAAAAAACAAAGAGTGGTATATTTATTCCAGATTCCATTAAAGATGATATTGCCTATCTTACAACTGTAGGACAGGTAGTAGTGGTTGGAGACTTGGCCTACTTAGATCAAGCTAAGTTTCCAAAGGGAGCATGGTGTAAAGAAGGTGACTTTGTCTGCTATGGGAAACATACAGGACAGAAACTCTTCTATCAAGGACAACGATTTATCCTACTCTTTGATGACCAGATTTTAATGAAGGTAGAATCTCCTACACACTTAGACCCTACCTTTAATCTAAGTCATTAAAAAAAAGTTGCATACCCCACACTTAGTAGTGTATAATATTAATTATTAGACGTAAATACGTTTGATTCGTCAACAACGGAGAAGATTATGCCAGAAGAACGAGAAATTGAAGTTGAAGATCAAGATGATGGTGGATGGAATAAAATTACTGTACCATCAGATGAAGAAGTACAAGTTGAAGTTGAGGAAGAAGTAAAAGCAGTACAGGAAGAACCTTCGACTCCTGAACCTGTTGATCCTCCTCCAGCAAAACAAACTGAGCCTGAGTTAGAAGGAATTGAAACTCAGGGTGCAGAAAAAAGAATACGTAAATTAATTCGTCAACGTAAAGAACGTGATGAAGAAATTAATAAGTTGATGGAACATAATAATCAACTTCAGTCTAAACTAAATACAAAAGAAACTGAAGTTGCTTCAAATGTTAAACAGAATATTGAATTAAGTTCAAAACAAGTTGAGGATAAAATTGAATTAGCTAGAACTGCGTACCTTAATGCTTTTGATGGTGGAGATAAGGAGCAGCTTCTATCAGCACAGGAAATTTTAAATCAAGCCCAATTTGAAAAGCAACGGATTGAAGAAGCACGAACTGCCTTTGATCAATATGAAACCACACAACAGAACCAACAAACGGTTCAACAACAACAAGAAGAATTTCAACCTGAACCTAAAGCAATGAGGTGGGCATCTGAGAATGACTGGTTTGGTCAAGATCAGATAATGACTTACGGAGCTTTAGAAATTGATAAGCAATTAAAAGAAGAAGGGTACGATCCTTCTGAAGATGATTTTTATGTAGAAGTGAATAAGAGACTTCAGGATACATTTCCTAATAAGTTTTCAGGGAATACTGAGGAACAAAATTCACAATCCCGTCAGCAGGAAACGTCACCTGCTCAAGTGGTCGCTGGAACGTCACG